TACATGTTCTCGTATTTCCGCATCTGTTCCACCGTACACAAAGAATACTTTTCTTCCATCTTTCACTGCTTTTGATATCATTTCATACATTACCTTACCGTGCTTCTCAACATACTGAAAAAGCAACAGGGTATTTCCATTTAGAGACAATGTGAGATTCTTGATAAAATTATTTCTTTTTTGGTGTGTAACGATGTAATCAACTTCATCCTGATACTTCATCTTGCTTACTAGTTTTCTTTCAGCTTCAGGATATTTCAGAACTAGAGATTTGATCTTGAATTGTGCAAGATGATTAGAGTCAATTAATTCCTTTGTTCGAACAAATTGCTTGACTTGTCCAAATAATCCCTCAAGGATGAGTTTGTGGCATTGAGTTCCATCGAGTGTTCCAGTAAATCCAAACCGATATTTACAGTTTTCAAGATTAGTCATAATCGAAGTAAGAGATTTTGCTTTGAAGAGGTGACATTCGTCTCCGATAACGAGAGCATATTCAGCGAAGAACTTCTTACGTTGCTTGTAAATTGATTGCCATGTTGAGATTACTATAGGACATTCGCTCGTCCTTTCCTGCCCACCCATTACAATATGAATATCGTCTGGATTCGAGCCGTAGTCAATGAAATCAGATCTCATCTGGTGGACAAGAGAAGTTGTTGGAACAATCACAAGCGTTTTTGCTCTATACCACTGAACAAGCATCCATATGATAAATGATTTACCAGATGCCGTTGGAGAAATGATCAGAGCTCTATTATTTCTTACACAATGAGCGAATGATTCGAGCTGATAATCTCTAGGTTTGAGTTTCGTATTAATCTGCTGTACAAACTCTGTCGCTTCTTTAAGAGAAAAATTTTCCTGAGTATAGAAATCGTCTTGATACTCTACTTCGTAGTCACGTTCTCTAACAAAATATTCTACATATGGAAGCAAACCAAGATAGAGTTCCTTGGTCATTGCATTGAAAAGACGAATTCGCCCATCCCACATTCTATTACGATATGCCGGCATGAATTGAGCACCTGGCACTATGAATGTGAAATAATCTGACAGCTCCTGTCTGATAACAGGTTCTGCTTCAATTCTCATATAGACTTCATTTACTTTACTAATAATCAAAGTATTCGCTCTTATATCATTATTGCCCAGAAGTAAATCTGAGAAATTCCAAGCTGTTCTTGATGACATAACCCCTCGAGTTTATATTTTTTATAATTTCTTCGAGGACTTCAACAATTTCGGTCTGATACGCTATACGAATATTCAGATCGACCATCTCAGAATCACCTTCTACATAATATGAAACGTCCTGTTTCAGTACTTTCTTTGGCCATGGTTCACGGCCAATTTCAGCCAAATCTTCAGGATTATTCAAATCACCTCTATAATAATCCATCAACTTTTGAGTGAGTTGCTTATGCTTCAATTTAAGACTACGAAGCTTAAGCCGTTCTTGTGAGTAGTGTTTCAAATACTTGCCATGCAGTAGTGGGATATTCAGACTTTCACGAGACAATTCCGTCTCATCAATCTTGCAATCCACCTGCCACATCTCAATCACATCTTCAATTTTCATCTCTTAAATAACCAATCCTCACATTTTGAAGATAACCGCTTGCATCATATGATACTGTTGGATCTTCGTTTTCAATATATCTATCACTATTTATATAATGCTCTTGGCCCTTCCAAAGTGGAGTGACTGAAGCTCCTATCTCTTGATCATAGAGTACTTGATTTCCCCTTCTTAAATGCACTTCGATAATCTTACCACCAATCATCTCAATATTCAGATGGGGACAATCAATCTCATTGATAAAGTCAGGTAAAAGAATATCTGTTAATTCTATTCTAATCCACTTTTCGAATTTTGTCAATTCCTTTTTATTTTCAATGCCTTGCATAGCATGAAATGGTTCCCAAGCAAAGATCGAACTAGAAGGAGATTTTGTTCTTTTAAAATCAATGCTGATGTGATCGCCTTCAAAATATTCACACCAAAAATATCCAGGAGGAATCAATGCATGGTTTTGCATATCATCCGCTTCTGAGATATCGATTCTCCGAACGTGAGAACCTATACCCATACCATATAAATTATAGGTGGGGCGAATGATGTAGTTGTTTGTTTTTGTAATTGGTACACAAGCTGGGCCTGCGTCATATCCGAGTTTGAGAGCTAACTCGAGTTTATTATATACCCATCGATATTGTGGATATTCTATCCATGCCTGATAATCTTCAGTAACCAATTACTATTACCTTTAAACGGACCCAAATCCTATTATATCCTTGTTTTTAAAAATGTCAATAGATTTAGAGATTTTCAATCGTGAACTTACGGTATCGGAATGTTACTTCTGCTTCCAGATATTCAATATCAGTCTGCGTGACATCAAAAGAAAGTGGTGAAAGTGAGAGTGGAAACATATCGTTGAAAGCAATTCGTATGGCAGGATTATTATTTGATGTGAGGATAATAACCGATCCGTCAGATACAGCTGAAGCAAGATTTTTATATTGATCGAAATTATCAGGATGGCCGAGACCAATAATCCAATCGTGTATTTCCAGATAATTAGTCATGTTTTCATCTACTCTAAAACGAAGAGTAAATGGTTCATACACGATTCTATCACCTGGTCGAGGAATAGCAATGAATGGATTTTGCTGAACAACTTCAGTCATAGAAATTGATGGTAGAGTAGCAGCCTGACAAAAATATTCTACGTTTGGTGCTCTATTTAATTGAAAACGAAAACCAAGAGGTGACAGGAAGTTTACATTCGTTGTGAGAACGGATTCACCAGTTGCAGTTCCAAGTTTTTGAATTAATGCCATGTTTTGATCTCTTTAATAACTTCAGCTGTTCTATATCCATTATGATGGTCTGTATATGACACGTGTACTTCTTTTATAACAGCTTCGATGTTATCTTTCCAATAGTTAAGAAACTTGTGTATACGTGGAAACTCAGGTATAACATCGTCGGTCTGCCAAACAAACTGCTGAATAATATCAGTATAGTCTGGCATATAGTAATATAGATCAACAGTGACTAAGTTCTTACGTATCCATACCATACTACTATTTATAATATCATCGCACAAAAAAGAGGGAGGCCTGAGCCTCCCTCTCTGCCCGATTATCTCGGATCTTATTGTTACATAAGGTTTGCAACAGCGATGATGCGATAGTAGATGTTCTTCTTCTGGAAGGAGATTGCACCGTCTGCCGCTGTTGTTGCGAATGGGTTTGCAACCATGCCGTAACGGGTCTTGAAACCGATCTTTGGCTGGAAGCTGTTCTCACCAACTGCACGAACCATCTGTAGTGGAACGTATGGGCAGTAGAAGAGACCCGCATCGAATGCGCTTGAACCCTTGTAACCAACTGTTACATACTGGTTACCAGCTGCTGAACTGAAGTATGGATCTACATAGACCTTAACACGACCGTTCATAACACCTGCGAAAGTGTTACCAGTATCGTCAACATTGAGGTTAACACTAAGTGCTGGGGTATAATCCAGAACACCTGCCATCTGAAGAGCAGAAGCTACATCAGAACCACAGATTAGGATGTTACCCTTACCACGGCGGGTATCACGAGCGATACGGTTTGCTTCACGCTCAATCTGGAAGACCAGACCCTTGAAGCGCTCTACAGACCAACGGCCGTTTGCATCAACGTCAAGGTCGAATGTACCAGTTGTGGTCACATTTTCCTGTGCGCCTGCAGTTGCAGTCACGTTGATTGTACGAACAACTTCACGGTTGATTTCAGCAAGAATTTCTGCTGAAAGGATGTTTGAGAGCTCTGTCTCTGCATCTAGGCCGTGAATTGCCTTAAGGTCCTGAGCAAGTTCCATGGTGTATTCAGCCTTAAGAGCACGAGAAACTGCAGTTACTGCAACCTTCTCGATGCTGAATGCCATCTCAGTGAACTTGTTGTTGGCAGCGTCACCAAGAGCTTCAGCGGTTGCTGTTGACATACCGGTTGCTACGGTGTATCCTGAACCAGATGCACGAGATGTTGGATCGCCACCAGCCTGAGCTGCAGCTGCACCGTCACGGGTTGTGAAAGTTACGCCACCAACTGAGTTGTTAGCTGTTGATGACCAACTGGTAATTGCCTCGTTGTAGAGAGCTTCTGAGCCAGCCTGTGAAGCATATCGTGGACGCATTGCGAAAACCAGACCGGTTGGGCCGCTCATTGGCTGTACGCCTGCTACGTCGTATGCGATGAGGTTTGGCATTGAACGACGAACCAGTGAGATAAGTACTGGGTCGAAGATATCAACTGAACCAGCCGCAGCAGTGGAGCTTGAAGCACCCATTGCGTTGGTTGGTGCAGCTTCGCCAAGTAGTGTTGGCATTTGATAGCCACCAGAACCATGAGCAGCCTCACGAGAAGCCTTTTCCTGGTTTTCTAGAAGAGTTGCTGTGACGGCACGACGATGAGAATCCTTAATCTCTGCGAGGTCTGGATGCTCAAGGACTGGCTGCCACTTCTTCTGTAGTTCTTCAGATAGAAACATTTTTAGTTTTCTCCTTACTGTATTAATTCAGCCTTCATGTTTTATTTATAAAATCATTATTTTTTAGCAGATCTTGAAATGGCATTCATGTAATGAGCCATAGCAGCTGTTGGACCCCGAGTCTCTTCATCAAGAGCAACTGGATCGTTTTCATCATCGACGACAACAGAAGTATCTACTTCCTCATCAACATCAAAATATTGTGATTTTAACATTGAGATCTTCTTTGTGTAATCCTCTGCACCAGCAAATTCTACACCTTCTGAAAGGTCACGAAGCTTTTCTATCTGAGTATCTGTAAGACCCCCAACTGCTTCTGCAAAAACTACTTCCCTCTCGAAATCCTTTACCTTACTGAGTAGTTCAACATTCTCATCAATCTGCTCGTTAAGCTTGTCTTCGAGTTCCTCAACCTTTGCAACGAGTTCCTCAACTACATCAACCTTTTCTTCTGGAACATCTACATAATGCTCTGTGAATAGGTTCTTGAGACCACGGAGGAAATCCTCAACCATATCTGCACGAACACCACGTTCGATTGCAAGACGGTTTTCTTCTACCCATTCCTGAATAACGTAGTCAAGATAAGAATCAACCTTTTCAGTAAGCTCATCGATTGCTTCTGCTGTTGCAGTTTCAAAATCAGATTCAGTATCAACTGCAAACTTTTCGATCTGCTCGTTAACCTTTGCAACGACTGCAGCTTCGAAAACTGTTGCAGCCTTTTCCTTAAACTCTTCGTCAAGGTCTGAACCGTTAAACATTGCATTGATATCTTCTGAAACGTCAATATCTTCTGCTGTGATCTTTTCTAGTGGACGAACCTCTACTTCTACGACTTCCTCAACGCTTTCATCTTCTTCAAGATCCTCGTTGAACATCTTACCGTAAACAGTCTTGAGATCTTCCTTCTTCATCTTTGACATAGCCTGAACTGCTGCATTGATCATGCCAGCCTTAGTGTTGAGCTTTGGCATTGCCTCGCCCTTACCCTTTGGCTTTTCGTCTGTCTTCTTTGTCTGTGCGTCTGGAATCTCAGAAGGATCACCCATTGAAGCCTTGAACTCTAAAAGATTTTCATCTTCAGCGTCAAGAACCTCAGTGGTTTCCACATCCTGTAGGTCTTTTTCATACATGTTTAATCTCCTTGTGGAATTCTTTGTTTCAAATTCATAATTATTTATAAAATTATAACTTTTAGAGTTTCTTTAAGAAATCAGCAAAAGCACGAATTTTTGCCTCTTGAAGATCTCTTTTAGAAGCTTTACGGATTTTATCCTGTGTTTCCTCAATATATTGAGGAACCCAACGATCATTAACTTGCAACCATTCAACACCCTCCATAATACCTTCAACGAAGGCTTCTGGTGCTGAAGGATCAGCTACGATATCAGCGGCAGTAGCAAGCATGAAATCTGGCTGAACCTCGTTGATGTCACCTCTTTGTTTTAAAGAACCCATACCACGAGATGAAACACCAAGTCGCGCTCCTTCATTCATCAGATTCTTTACGATAGTACCCATTGGTGTATCCATAATCTTTGCCTTACCAATGACGTTGTTATCATCTTGATAAAGTTCTTTAATCATGTGAGATACACGCTCGAGATTGATTGTTGGGCCCTGTGGATGCCCAAGCTCACCATATGCTCGATTCTGTTCTACATATTCCTTATTATAACGCTTGACTTCCTTCATAAGAGTCTGCATTGGGTAAATACGGCCATTGCGGTTCTTGATATTACCCTGCATAAAAATACCTTCAATGAAGTAGTTCTTACCACCATCTTCTTTTGCTTCAGTAATGAACTGAATATCTGAATCATAAACTTCGGTAATCAGTTTCATTTTATTCTCCTGACTGCTTATGCAGCTTAACGATGATATTGCCAGCACCAGATAGAGTAAATACTACGTTAGCCTGAGCATCTCCACCTGTTTCAAGACGCATTTGGTTTGCTTGAAAATCGATATATCCATTTTGACCATGACATTTAAATACTGTATTTCCGCCACGACCAATTGTCCAATCATCGGTTGCTGCATTGCAAGACCAGGCAATCTCTGCAATATAAAGATTATTCACCGTTTCGCCTGTTGTATTTGCGGCATGTGTTGTATTTGCGCTTGCTAGATCGATATGACCTGTAGCATCCGAACGAACGACAAGAATTCCTGTTCCTCTGCTACCTTTATTTTGATTGACTGTAATTACTTGAGCCATTCTTTATCTCCTTAGGTAACAGACTTAGCAAATTTGATCATTGCTTCGAATGACTTTTTGTCTTTCAAAACTTCTGCCTTCATTGCCAACTGATTTCTACCACTGAGTCTTTCCATTGCAGAATTGAGAGCCTTAGCATTTGAGTCATTTAACTTTACTGTTTCGCCAGACTTGAGCTTAAGAGAACCAGCATTGAATGCTTCATCAAGATCAACTTCTTCAGAAACCTTTGAAGAACCTTGCATCACAGTAGCCTTTTCACCAGCAGACTTACCAACACCTTTATATGAGTCACCACCGAAACCGCCCATCTTTGCAAACTGAGTGTATGTCTTAAGAATTGGTTCACCCTTTTCGTCAGCACCCTCGTGGTCTTCTCCAGTTTTACCCTTCTTGCCCTTTGGGCGATCACCTGTATGAACTTCGTCTGGTGCTACTGGTTGTTTCTTCTTTTCGATCTTATGCTGAGCAACAAAATCTTCCTCACCCTTAGAACGAGGCTTAATATCCTTTACTTCTGCGTCATCATCTTTCTTCTGCTTATAGTCCTGAGCAGATGCTTCAAAAAGTTGTTTAAACTTCTTCATCTGTATCTACCTCGTTATCTTGTGGTTCTTCAACTTCATCGAACATTGACTGACCTGCAGAAATTCTTTGAATCTGAATAGCGTCCATTGCCTTATTCATAAGAGAATCTTGTACTACACTCTTAAATACTGAAGAGTCTCCATTCTGTAAAGCAACGATTGCATCTCTAATATTATCTGTCATCACGACCTCCATTTGAAATTCTTATTATTTATAATTTAACTAAAATAAGGCAATTTATAATTGATACCGCCAATATTCAGTGTAATAAACCCAGCTGGATTGACTAGAGCTTCATCATCGAGTGCCACATCACTTTGAGTAGTTGTGATGGTTGAAGCATCAGCTGTAATTGCTACGTTTGCAGAACTGAATTTTGTAGCAATATAACTATTTGTATTAGCTAGTGCAGCTTTGACTTGAACATCAGCAGTTGTATAGCTAGATGAATCCAGTTTTGTAGCAATATATGAGTTCGTATTACTCAATCTCAAAAGAGAAGTTGATTCATCAGTTTTTGTAGCAATATAACTATTTGTATTAGCTAGTGCAGCTTTGGCTTGAACATCAGCAGTTGTATAGCTAGATGAATCCAGTTTTGTAGCAATATAACTATTTGTATTTGCTAGCAATATATTGACGTATGAATTTGCTGCAGCATCAGCCTTTGTCGCAAAAAGAGCTCTAGCAGTATTATTTGCAATATATGTTGCGTCTGGATTAGAATTAATTGTTATAACAGTTGAATTACCGGATGCTGTAACCGTTGAACCAATAAAATTCAATTCTGTTACTGTGCCACCGACGAGCACACCTTCTTCTTTAATCGTGAGTGTGCCGCCACCACCGCCAGAAACTGTATTTGCTTCCCATTTACCCTTCGTAGTATTATAAACAAGAGCTTGACCGTTTGATGGAGATTTTACAGTATTATAATCAACATCATCAAGTCGATGTAGCCAAACTTCACCAGAACCTGAATGTTTTGCAACACCACCAGCCATCGCGAGTCTTGTGACTTGAGCACTAATCTGATCTCGGAAGTTTTTCAGATCATCTTCAATTGATTTCTTGATGGCATCTGTATCTATTTCAGTTCCATCTCGCCCCGCAGGTCCGGCCAGACCTTCTGGACCCATTGGGCCAACATCACCTTTTGGTCCTTGTGGTCCCATTGGGCCAATATCACCCTTTTCACCTTTTTCACCTTGGGGTCCTTGTGGGCCAGTTTCTCCCCTCGGGCCCTGATCTCCTTGTGGGCCTATGAAACCTCTTGGTCCTTGTTCACCTAGATCGCCTTTATCGCCCTTAGGCCACTTT